TGCGCTTTCAGGATCGTAAACGAACCTCTTTTCCGAGCAGATAGCTAGCAATGCATTCAGCTTCGGCTCTGGCCAGCCTGTCAAGATTTGCATCATTCAAGAGCCATGCTACGGTTGCTGAATTCGTATGGAAAGAATGCTCCAAAATAAGTCCAGGAACATTTACCGAACGAGCTGCATGAAGAACGCCATAGTAATTATCATTCATCATTCCATCCCCGTTTCTATCGTTTCCTGACTTTCTTGTAACCACTCTGTACCCCTGCTTAGTGCCCATAACATTAGCAATAACAGGTGCAATTTTGCATGCAATCTCTTTGCTGATATCGTCGCATTTAACGGTAATATCGTCCACCAAATGGTAGATAGCTGCGTAATCAATAGCTTCATTCATGCCGCTTCCTACAGCATTTGAATGATCAGAAATGAACAAATCACAACCTTTCGCCATGATTCCTCTGGTATTCAGAGCCAAATCTTTATCCTTATTTGCTCTGGTTGTAATTACTTCAATTCCAAGTGCCTCAAGGTATCGTTTCTGTAAAAGGTGCAATTTCCACACCATGTCACTCTCGTAATATGCTGAATTATTAGGGCATCTGTTATACTTTCCATAGTGCCCTGCGTCGATACATACTCTTTTTGCCATTGCATTATCCTCCTCAATTATATCATATTGCGCAAGATTGAATCTCTCGATGATACTGCATACCTTATCCACATACTTGGTATCAGTAGCGTATCCTCCATCCTTGATAATCTGGACGGCTTTTCTATAATCCTTTTCGCCCTTCAAACCAGCGTATCTCAACTTGGTGCCTTTCATAGCTCCATTAAGATAGCAGGAATGGTCTTTGACGCTTGTTTCCATATCCGGATACATTCTGAAATCTGCTTCGACCTCATATTCATTCCCGGCTTTATCCTGTTCTTTTGTTCTCTTGGTGTATTTTGAGGTTTTATCCCATACACTTTCCCATGTGTTTCCACTGAGTTCACATTTCATGCCGAAGTAATTTGAAGCATTGATTGCTAATTCCGTAGTGCCATATCCAGATTCCAAAATACCTTGTGCTATAGTCACAGAGGCGAGAATTCCACTCGCCTCCATGTCTTTAACTGCACAGGCGCTTATCTTTTGGATAAATTCCTGTTCGCTCATAATTAGACCTCCGATTTGTAAAATCTCTTCCAAATTTCAAGCAAATAATCCCAGCCTTTACAACAAATAATAGCGACGATAAATGCCGCAAACACAACGGCCACCAAGTAATACCACACGAACGCAATGCCAGCATAAGAGATGTAGGCAAAGAATGCGATTACGCAGATAAGAATGGATAGCACCAAAACCTGTAAAGCTGTAGGGATTTTCTTTAAGAATCCAATTTCCTTTGTAAACTCTGTAATTACAGAGATGAGTGTGCAGATAATTGCAACCACAATAAGTAACTGAGATACATTTGATAAAATAATTTCCATGTTAAAAATCCTCCTATTCAAGTTCGTTTTCCACTATAATTTCTCTATCGAGAGCTTTTCTCTCCTTCTCGGCTTTTTGGTATTCTTCAAAAGCTCTTTCGAGATCGCCATTGTGCTCCCCGGTTACAATTGCTTTATGAATCCAAAAAAATAGACGACCCTCGCAATGCTGCAATTTGTCGTCTACAATCATCCGTTTTATCTTTTGGTCCCTCTTCTGATTTTCCTCAGCTTCTCTTTTGCCAAGTTTGTTTTCGATGTATCTGCGAATAAAGAAAAAGAGCAATCCTGTGATACCAGAACCGCCCACAATCGCTCCCACTACTCCAGACACCACCAAAATCCGGATTTCTTCAGCGCTAATTTTTCTCACCTCCTGTTGCCATTGCGTCTGCCAATCTGTCGAGACTTCCTTGCCCGCCCAGAAGCCAGTCTGCAATATGTTTGATAATTTTGAACATGAGTTTTCACCTCCTTGCATATAGGATTAAAAAAAAGAGCCTTTCGGCTCTATTCTCTCATTGTTCTGTATTCCTCCAAGTTGTCGTTCAGTGCTTTCATTTCTCTTTGTAAGCTCTCCGACACCTCGAAAAAGCCATTCGCATTACGCAAATGCTTTAGCTCTGTTGCGTATGCATTCAGCAAACGCCCCATTTTCGATATGACCTCGTCCTGTTTCTCGACCATATCCATATACAGCTCCAATAGTTCCAGTGTATTATCTCCCATGACTTACTCCTTATTGTGTGTTAATACGAAATCCTCCCACAGCTTTTCCTCGAACCGCTTATTATCTGCGTGCTTCAACATGGCTTTATAGCTCTGGACGGTTTCGTTTGCTTTTGCAAAATCAATTTCATAGTTGTTGTATTTTGCGGCCACCTTTTTCAACTTCCGCTTAATCCGGAGAGTTGTCTGTTTCCGTAGGTTTACATGGTCCGGGAATATGTTATATCCTACGAATTCGCAACCACAATTTACAGGACGGAGTGCTGTTTTCTCATTGAACTGAAGCTTTAACTTTGTCTGCAGAAACTCCTCCAGCTGACTTCTATACTCTTTCAGCTTATCCTTATCGGTATGCATGATAATGATATCATCCATATACCGGATGTACTTTTTTATTCCCAATGTCCGCTTGGCGTATTGGTCCAACGGATCCAAATACATATTTCCAAGCATGTGCGACAGACCGCCGCCGATAGGGATTCCGCACTCCCACAACATCTCTTCCTGAGTAATTGTCAAGTGGTTCCCATCCAAGGGCATCCCAAAGGGCCGGCTATTGCTACACACATAATACCTTATCAATTCGACAGTGTATTTATCCGCTATCATCTTACTGCAGATATCCATCATAATCTCGTGATCAATCCGGTAGAAGAACTTTCTCACATCAAATTTATAATAGTACCATTTTTGATTCGTTCTGGTTTGAATTTGAAACCAGCTGTAGAGTCGCTGCATCGCCTTTAGCTGCCCTCTTTCCATTATGCAGGAATAAGTATCGGAAATCAGCTTTTTGCAAATCAGAGGGTTTATAACATCGTAGATTGCTCTCTGAATAATCTTGCTTACATAGTCAATGTAAATTACTATTCTTACCTTTGGTTCGAATACCAAAAAGGTGGAATAATGAGTCGGCGGCAAATCGAGCCGCTTTAATCGTTGATGGATTGTTACGATATTATCCTCAAAATTCTTGTGGAAGACCAAGACTTCCGTGGTGTATCTCTTACCCTTGGAAGTGTTCCTCTCGGCACTTACCAAATTTTCAAAGGATATTATCTGTTCAAATGTGTTTCTCATGGACCGAAAGTCCTCCTTTGCAATACCGATACGAGCCTCGATATCTACCGCCGGTACCGATATTTCTTTTAATTTTTTGCCTACGGCATGGATACGGAACCCTTTACACCCCTGTTCTGGAAGAAAGCCCTTGAGCTTTCAACATCTGACGTTGAGGTAGAGCGGAGCGGAAGCCGATGTTGGCGTTGGCGTTGGAGCGAGGATTGTTGCCGTTGAGGTTGAACAAGCCGGCGTTCGTGCCGTTGTTCCAGTTGCCACCGGAGTAGAACGTATGTCCCGCACCCATTTTATTTCTGAACTGACTTAATCCATCCACCGACCATGCGGCCGATTTCAACCACCTTCTCGGACCATATCTCGTACTTCTTGACCGGAAGAAATCCCAAATTATAGGATAGTCGCAGATAGGCTTTCAGCTTTGTTATTTCCACATCCAATTCTTGCAGGGTTGTCTTTTTATAATACTTCTTGGCACCCTCTATCACTCGCTCCAGGATGAGGTGCATACATCTTTTGATATCCACAACCAAGGCGAATTTTTCCGACTTGGGAAACTGTGCTAAAGCTGTATACCCGTAGGAAATCATCTCAAAGACCTTCTGTTGTATGACCATTTCTTCCATGTTTTATCCTCCTGTACAAAATACAGAGCCAACTATATCACATTCCGTCACATTGTGTGTGTTTTTGTTATATTATCACACCTTCGGTGATTCCAAAAAATGCGTAGAGCCCGCTATCGCGGGCTCTTTCAGAACACAGTTATGCAGAAGGCAGTTTAACAAAAGCGGAGCGGAAGCCGAAGTAGGCGTAGGCGAAGGAG